GATACGACGAGCTGGTTCCAAATATGAACGGCCATAAGGTAAATAGTTAACATCAGTTAATAAACGAAAATGAGCAATTTCATAATTATCAAAATAAATACCATTAGATTCTTTAGGTGCACTATTAGGAATATCATAACCGCCTGCTCCACCAACATATCCTGCTGGGTTGAATTTAAATCTTATAGACATTGGGTTTTCTCTATCAAATCCTTCTTGGCGTTCAATATGATATGCAGTATAAGGTATAACATTGTACACACCAAACTTTTCTGATATTTCTAGTTTTAAGAAAAAATCTCCATATTTACACATTTGGCGAGTCCAAGACCATAAATTAAATTCAATATTTAATATATCATAAAATAAATTATAAAGTATTTTTTGAACATCCTCATCTGAACTTCTAATTTGTAATACTTCACCCATCTCATTTTTTAATGAACATTCATCTGAAATAATATCCAGTGCTGATGCTACTATAGCATCAGTATCCATTACATCATAGTCTGAGTATAGTTGAGTTCTTAAATATTGATAATTAACATTTAATTGAGCTCCATAAAGTGATGTAGTATTACTAGAATAAATTCCTTGATATCTATTAAGTAATGAATTTGTTTCATATTTACCGCTTCTTTGAATAGAATCAGTATCGATTACTCTAATAGTGTTTCCTCCCTCATTACGTATAATTACGTCGGTTGAAAATAATCGTTTTAATCTAGAAAATAAATTTGTGTCTGCCATGTTTTATATTTTAAAGTAACCATTTTAAATCTTCTGTTTCCCCATTAATATCCATAGCATATGGATTATCATTACCTGAAGCAAAATATGCTCCTTGGTATGCTGATGGTCTTTGTATGTTGTTTAATGTTGCTTTTGTCATTTCAATTCCATATTGTTTTTGTTTTAACGCTGTATCTCTAACATACATTGCTGTATTATAACACATAACTAAATCGTCATTATATCCAGATTGTGCTTCAGCTCTACCGTTTTTCCAAATAAAAATTTTCATTTCTTCTATTAAACGTTTTGATCTAATAATTACACTATGGTCTCCTAAATATTCTCTTCCTTTATTAATTACTAAAGGGCGGGTTTTTAATGACATAGTAAAACCCGGAGTCATTTTTGATACGTCTTCATATTTACTAAAATACGAATCAGAAGTTGCTATATCACTTTTAGGTGAATAATATAAATTTCTATAGTTTCGTTCTTGAATAGCATCTAATGTTGCCCATCCAATACTAGCATTTTCTACTACTAATAATGCTTCATTATATTCAGTAGCTATACCAACTAACATATAACCAAATTCTTTTGGAGATAATTGACTTTTAAATTCTGCTACTTGGGCGTTTGTTTCTAAATCAAATACATGAAATGCTGAAAAATCTTTTCCATCCCCTCTAGCTACATCAGCTACTACTAAATAATTTCTTGTGTAGTCTGGTGATTCCCAGATCCATAAGTTTTTATCTACACCACGTCTTTCCATTGGTTCTACTATATGAGTAGAAGTCATATATTCAAGATGTTCAGAATAATAAACTATATCACCAGATGTTGTAAAATCACAATCGCATTCTTGAGCTGCTAGTCTAGGGTCTCCTAGTTGAGTATCTTGTTTATCTCTCCATGCTTGATCACGTTCAGGATGAACATACCAAGGTAATTTAATAGGTAAAAAAGGATTTTCTTGAGCTTCAGCTTTAACCCAAGTTTTGTGAAACCAATTACCTGTGCCAAACGGAGTAGATAAAACTATAGCTCCACCACCTGTAGCAAGGGTTTGTTGAGCTGAAGCCCAAATTGATTCAATTCCTTCAATAAATGCTGCTTCATCAATAATTAATAATGAAACGGCTTCTGATCTACCAGCATCACTTGCTGCGGATGTTGCTTTTATTTGTGAACCATTATTTAATTTTAATGCTAATTTATTATTTTCATCTGCTGGTATTTTAAGCCATGAGGGTAAATTATCAAACATAAACTTGGTTTTAGTAACCATGTTTTTTGCTGTTTCTTGTTTAGTAGCTATACAAAGAATATTTTTATCCTTATGAAATAATATTAACCATAATGAGTAACCTGCTGCTAATGTTGATATGCCTAACTGTCTAGATTTTAATATTAATGAATATGGATTATCTTTCCATAAACTTAATACTTTAGCTTGAAATGGATATAGATTAAATATAACTCGTCCTCTTTGAGGATGTTGAATATTACAGTACTTACGTAAAAAATGAGCTGGATCTTGAGCACACTTAATGTATTCTTCTCTTATTATTTCTTTTAAATCTTGACTCATATTGCTACAATAAAACTTAATACTATACAAGCTCCACTAACTATGTAAGTTATTATTTTACTTCTTTTTTGTTTTTTTACTTCTTTTTTAAATAAAATAATTTCTTCATCTTTATTAATTACAAGATTTTTATAATTTACTTCATTTTGTTTAAATAAAATAATTTGTTTATGTTGTGTTTTTATAATAGTATCTTGATTTAAAGCAATAAGCATTAAAACAGAAACAGAATCACGAGTAATTCCTATTTGGTTTTTTAAATAAGTATAATCGTTTTTTAATAAAAGTGCTTTTTTAAGTGTGATACATGGAACACAACAAGTACTATCATTTAAAAGCGTTTGTGAATTCATTAACAACGTTCCCATTAGAAAGAGTATTAATGCGATTATGTTCTTCATTGTATTTAATTTTAAAATTATCTGCTTTTATTTTTAATGCTATTAATTCTGTTTTATCTTTTTCTACTTTATCTTTATAAACGTTAGTTACTGAGTCTAGTTTTGTTATTTCGTTTTGTTTTAATTTAATATTTAAAAGTAAAGAATCATTTTGTTTATGTAATTCATTTAAACGATTTTCTAAATCAGATTTAGGATGTTGAGATTGAAATATAATAATAATGAATAGTATTAATATTAAAACATATGGTGCTAATATTTTAATTTTAGCCACTATTTAATATCAATTATATTAGAAATAATTCTTTTTAACTCTCCATTTTTACTAATAATACTTTTATTATTATTAATGTATTGTTTTAAAGCTGCTTTTTCTCTTTCAAACGTTAAATCATCTCCCGCTTCATCAGCTTTAATTAATTTATCTTTTTTCTTTGTTAAGATATCTCTAATTTTATTAATAGTTTCTATATCTTTATTAGTAGGCATCATATCTTGATCTGCTCCAGCTGTCGCAGCAGATATAGCGGCAGTGTCTATTTCTTCGTCATCAGGTTTTTCAAATTCATCTTTGGGTATTGCGTCTTCTTCAGTATCAAGAAAATCAAAATTTTCTTCATCTTCGGGGGTCGTAGTTGAAAGTTCGGGTTCTACGATTGGTGTTTTAACATTACTGGATATAGCTTTTAATGATATAAGTTCTCCAAGTATTGGGCTAAGTTCTTGTGAATATTTAATGCCGGATGTAGTTAATATAGTTTTTGAATTAGCACCTTCTTCTCCTGCTTCTTCAATTATGTTTAAAATATTTTCAATTTTGCTACCAGCATATATATTTTTAATTAGTGTAAAATTTTCTCCTTTTTTAAGAACATTTGCTGGGCGAGCCATTTCATTTGTAGGAACTACAACGGCTGCTCCGGGTTTAGAACCTTTTAATGCTTTTATAGCAGGTATTTTAGATGCTGATGAAATAGATGAATCAGTAGTAATAGCATTTTCTTCGTCTGAAGATGAACTTGCTATAAATGTTTTAGTACTTCCTTCAGATAATTCATTTATAATTTGCTCACGAATATATTCGTATAAATCTTTACGTTTCATTAAGTTTTTATTATAAATATTATAAGTTTAGGTAAGATTTTACCTGTCTTAGTCTATCCTCGGTAGAACCCGATATAATTCCAAAATTCTTAATTTTGTCTAAATGACAAGAACATAAATGTTTAATTGTTTGATCAATTTGATCTCTGTATTCTATGTCCGTAGTACGCACACCATTATCTTCAATCTTTACTCCAGCAGGACTAACATAAAATATCCAATCATATTCTTCAATAAAGCGTGACGCATAATATTCAAATGATACTTTATCTGTTTTATCAATTGAATTAGCATTAAGCGTAAAAGACATTACATCTATAATAGTACGATCAGTAATAACGTTATTTGCAATTAATTCACTACATCTTTCTGCTAAAAATATAGTTTGACCTTTTAATGTACTGTCTGTATTTAAAGGAATACCTAAATCACGTAAATATTTACTACGTTCAGTAGCAAAAGTATAATCCTTAAATTCAGGTAATTCTTTTAATTTATTTACAAGTGTGGTTTTCCCAACACTAACAGTTCCTGTAAATCCTATTCTAGCCATACTTAAATATACAAATGAAGGCTTGGTAACCCAAGCCTCTTTTTAATTTATTTACTACTTCTTAATATTCCACTATCTACTAAACGTGTTAATGGTGGATTTATTTCTTGTGATGTTTTATTATAATCAAATTCTTCAGATAATTTATTTATTATATCAGCAAGTTTAATTCCATTTTCACCAGCGTCTTTTATAATTGTAATAATATTACCTATCCACTTAAAATTTGTTGGAGAATATAAACTAATTAAAGTATCGGCCTTATTTAAATCTCCGATTTTATATGATCTAGCTATGTTAGCCATTTCTTTTAGTTGCTTACGTACAAGTTCTCTAAGATT